TGGCACTAGACGCATCTACAATATTAAGACCCGCCTTACGACCTACATCTTCAGCACCGCGAACAGCGGATTCCAATCCCCTAGTAAATCCTTTTAAAGCGGTTTCAAAATTATCAACGAAAGACATCATTCTACCGCTTGTAACAAAGTCAATCGCATCTTCTAACCATTTACGAATAAGATTCAATAAGCCTTCAAATCTTTCATTTGTTAAAAAGTTTTTCACAAAGTCTTCAAAAGTCTGACTAATCTTGGTTAGAGATTCTGTAATTTTTGTATCCGATAATTTCTGCAAAAACATTGTTTCAATATGCGCCCACATCTTTGTCACTTGTAATGAAAATTTTTGCCACCCCTTTCTTGCCTCTTTAGAAATGTCCAACTTGGCTTTATGCGCTCTATACAATTCCGCTTGTACTTCTAACTCCTTAATATTCACTGAGCGCAAAGCCACCATAACATCTGGTGGGAACCAAGCCAACAATCCCGCAGTCTGTGCAGCCACAATATATGAAGCACGGTCTTGTTTCTGCAAAAACTTAGCCATTTGAATTGTGGCTTGCACCATAACATCAGCAGTATCTTCAGTCTTCTTAAGTTTTAAAACATGAAAAAGCAAAGCTTGGGGTGATGTCAAATTGGTTCGGGCTGTCGCTATACCAGGAGCTAATGAGGGATTTTCTGGTAACTGTCCAAAAGCATATTGATATGCACGCATCCCACCAAGAGAAGACATTGTGCCAGAAGCTGCTATCCAATCAAGTAATAACCCATCACCTAAATTGACTAGCCTATCCCATATCCATTTCATAACGCTTGGTACAGCCGTAACCGCGTTCCAAGCAATCGTGGTCCCCCAATTAATTACAGACCAACCAATTGTCAAGCTACGTGTCAAAAATCGCCCTGCCATACCCATAGAATTAACCATACGATCAATACTAGCCTGTAGATTTGCAATTAACCGGTTAGCAACATGAATTACCTTGCGAATTGCGTTATCAACAGTAATTAAAGAATTCTGCATCTTCGTAGCAGCAGAAGCTATTTGACTAACTGATTGAGTGGCAGCTTGAGTAGTATTCAAAAAATACTGCATCTGACCCATAATCTGGGTCATAGTCTTCATCATATCTACTGGAATTGGTATAGTGATGGTCGACATTTACGCTCGCCACAATGCGATCATGTATCGCTGTTGCCACTCTAGTCGTGAACTGTGCGGCCAGTTTAAATCAAACTGGTCAAAGAACTCTTTAAACCCCTCGCTTATCAACCACGATAAGCAAGAATGTACTATGGACTCGTCTCCACCGTCTCCATCTCTCCAGTATTCTCTTCCGGCGTCGACATCGGCAAGGAACGCATGTATTCCGTAACGCTCAACGATGTAGTTTGCGCGCCCCACAGAGTGCTCAACCCCTCCAACGCTACCGTCAATTCCGTCTTTATGTGAACTGACGAGGCACAGGTAAAATATACTAGACTGTTTTCAACCAACCCCGCTGCATCTGCGTCAATTAATCCCCGCTTTCTCGCGACATCATAAGGAATACTTTCCCAACCATGATCGGTAGGGATAATCGCTGTCGTTAACCGGTAGATTTCTGCCATAAGGGATTGCTGCGTTTTGTCCCATACGCCAAGCTTTGTCGCCTCATCTTTTAATAAAAGAGCCGCTACACGAGGGCCGGTGACGGGACCTAAACCATTCGTGTAAACGGCTGTGAACGCTCTGGATATGACTAAGAAATTGTCCTCAAACACCTCTCTGCCGATAGGGCTGGAGTGGATATGTATGGTTCCTTCCTCGGTATCTACAGACAGGACAAGGTTCAGCTTTCGATTCAACTTGACTTTAGCCATGCGCCCCTCGTACTAAATCAGGATCCTTATTGGTTAAAGAACCCCGTGTTGACGTTCCAATATCCTCGTGCTGTGACAACCATAGCCGCTTCCATACCGGCCATCGCCATTTCACGGATACTTTCGAGAGCAACGTTATTAATCGTAAACACCGGTATAACATCTGTATCCGGCCAAATAGTTGCAACTCCCATCAAAGTTGTATTTTCAAATTGTAACCGGTATAGGTTTGCGAGTATTGAACTTCGAACTATCGACATCGTAATAGATGCTGATAAATACGGAGCTGGGCTACTGACCAAACTCACCATAGCCGGTAGGAGATCTGTGGCGTTTCCTTCCAGCGCCAACCGAATTCCTTCAGTCGTCAAGAACTGGCTGGTCACATTTAACTCTGGATAATTCGCAAATACAACAGACGCCCGAAGCCTATTCAAGACCCCAGGAGGAGTGAACTGAAACGCCATGGAACTGGCTCCTTAGATCGAGACTAGGTCAGTTGCCACCACATTCACCAGAATGTGGATGAAACCTCTCGCTGGGATAAATAAGGTCGAAAGCCCATCATACTCACCGATCTTATAATCACCTGGATTTGCCAATGTATAATTCAAGAACGGGACAGCATTAATATCACACTCACCCGCAAACTCACCACCATTTATCGCGTTGGTGAGATTCGGGCCATCGTATGTCGTCATTGTAATCTTACCGAGCACCATGCCAAAGGTACTGGCACTCACCATCGTGTGATACAACACGGTTTGCAGATAATTAATACCGTCTTGATTATAATAAAGCGGAGCCAACGGGTTATTGGACCCGTTAATGATTGCGTTACTAAGGTTCAAGTTAACTTCAATCTGCACCCAATCAATCGTATACCACCAATTGAAGTAATCGTGACCATCCAGTGTCACGCCTTCATACACCATCGTAAAGCTGATACCACCCTCGGCACCAGTCGAAATATAATTCGTTTTATTCTGCTTGAAACTAACAAGCAAGGAACCATTATTGCGCTGCGGATACATCGTTACGCCATAGACATATTTGAATGCCATAGGCGCGATACGATTTGTATTCGATGGTCGATAAGCCAACGCATTATAGAACACTGCCGCCAGTGTAAATTCACCCTCTGGGTCACTAATATTGGCACCGGTAGGATCGGTTAGTACCGGAGCTTCTACTAACTGGAACACATCCTTATAAGTCGGCCCCAATGTCTGCATTGTATCCGGAGTTACTGTAATCCAAAAATATTCCATCGTTTCCGGAGCTTGATACTGCTTCAGCAGATTCATCCACTTAGTAGGTGCTGGAGCAGGAGTAGGGAGACCCGGCCATGCTGGGATAGCCTCAGGATCGGACCCAAATTCTCGAGGCATCAAAAACCCATAAATTGTCTTCGGATTATTCTTAAGCCATGTTTCTAACGCCACAACTTTATTATCAATCGAGTTCTGGTAACCTAACTCCAAAACCCATGGCCCAATCATATTGCCCTGACCGAAATACGTTGTCGCCATCTGTGACAATTCAATAGACGAACTCCACGTCAATTCACCCATGGCAGTAGCAGTACCAGGACTTGCTGCGAGAGGGTATGTAAAAGTATCTGGTCCAGTAATCGTACACTGATACCGACCATTATATTCATCAGGAGAAAACCCGGTCAAAACCAATTCGATTGTGTCACCAACAGTGACACCTTCAATCGGGTCGACTGTGGTAATAGTCGCTAACCCTGCCGCCCAAACCGCCGACGTAACCTGCATCGGTGGCTGTATCCATTGATCCAAATCAGACAACTGTGTCAACAGTTGTGTATCATCAACCAGCATAGTGGTCGCCCCAAACGACACAAATGCACCGGTCCTCTGATAATTAATCGGGGTGGGCGCCTCGATGATTGAAACGTGTACCGTTACAATCGCATTCGGGTCCGTACTGAACTGAGTCTGGATTGCCATGGTATACGTTCCTAATTAGATGCTACACCAATTACTCAGGCACAGACTCAAGCTGAGCAATCTGAATCGTTGGTGTGCCTTGTGGTACCTGATTCGGTACAGCAGAGGCACCCAGAGTCGTAGCAGGAGTTATCCCACTTGGCTTCTGTGCTTTGGTGAAAAGAGGATAATTGGCTTTCCAAGCCGGGATAACCGTGGTCTGTGGCATCACAATCTCCTAAGCTGCGTCTACAATCCAATGTGGATCATAGAATTGAACCCTTGCATGAAGGATTAATTGTCGTGTCATCTCTCGACTAACAGCTTGTTGATAATTAATTTCCATTTCTATCGTTTTGTGTTGGGCCAAAATATTGAACTCAGACTGTTCAGTTTTTTCATCACGTACTGCTGGGCTGCTTGCAAACCCGATATAATTCCAATCACGGGAGTACTGTTCAATGAAATTAAGAAAAGTGATAGCCCCAGCGTTATCAAGCCCATATAAATGAATCTTAACTTTATCACGACACACTTGAGAGGACTGCAATTGCGGGCCAAGATAAGGACTCATTTCAATAGCATTAGTGGTGTCAATATGAACAGATCCAAACGGTGGCGGTAAATTGTCCGTTACTAGATATGAAGGGAATAACGGAATAGTACACGTAAACCCAGGATATGGAGGCACATAAATCGGCATATATAACCATATCGGTAGTGAATTAGAAACCACTAAAGTCGGATTAAAATCATTGGGATCATCGATTATCTGACTAGACCGTGTACTGAAAAGTGCCCGCCCACGATAATGATAAAGGTCAGCTTGTTCATATAAACGACCCCGAGAACTAAAAGCAAACGTAATCCCAGCGTACTTACCAACATACAGATAATCAGGTCCAATCTGATTAAAAGACTGGATATTAGATAATGAGGTAAAGATAACTTCATTAATGGTGACTGTAGCGTCTTCACGTTGGTCCGTTCTAGATGTAAAATGAAAAGATCCCATAACCTCCACGTCAGTAGGCAGCAATACTGATGAAATAGATTGCTGCATAATACACGTGAATTTATGCCCTGCACTCTCCGCGCATACCCATGCTCCTGTCATACAATTTGCCGGAATTTCTATACTGTCGCCCGGCTCTAACTCTGATGTAGTCGCGGTCACATACGAATACGCAGGACCAGTAAAATCCACAAATAAAGACTCTGTTGCATCAACCGGGTTGATGATAACCCCGCCGACGATTTTTGAGGCTAATGGGCCTCCTATACTGACTTGGATGGCTTCACCAGCTTGCCGAGTTTCTGTCGCAAGTCCAGGCATAACTTGAATACCCGGAGTTTGCACTGGAGCAGAACTAGATGGAACTTTGATCCAGTAAACCATACCATCAAGTGGAAACACATACCGACGATATAAAGAAAATGCAATTACCTGATTAGCAGATAGGGTTCTAACACCTTCTGCTAATTGCGCTCCAAGCGGAGGTTTAGAATTTAAGGCATCTGTTACAGAAGGCATTAACGGGTCAACCGCCCTAAATCAGCACTGACCAATGGTCCAAATAGATGCACCAACACCAGAACTGCTATCAAGATAAGGATAACTTTCAATACGGTGATCACCATGGCTGGCACAGCAATGCCAATGGCGTTCAACACCCACTCAATCAAATAGAATGCTAAGGCAATAAAACACAGAGCGATAAAAGCATAAATGACTGCCGTTAACAAGTTCATCTTACTTCTCCACCTTAACGCGAAATGACTCTTTATACATACCGGTGTCTACAAAACTCGGTCGTGAGTCTTTAGCGGCATAAGGATCTTGACGCAAGTGTGAAATACCTAAAAGCGAAGCCTTAGTCGGTACGCCACCGATTACACCATCATACTTCCTATTTGATAAATTATACCGGAACTTCTCTTCGACTTCTTTAAGTTTTACCTTGGGCAGATTGATAATAGCCGGTTTGCCACTCAGTATAGATTCTATAGCCACTTCCGTCGCATCATGAATAATATCGTCCAACATGTCCGACCCATCCATCTCATAAAATTTCTGAACAATCCCGTACTTTGCTTCCAATTCTTCAGCCACATCAACTGTGGTTTTACCCATCCCATAAACTTCTTGCTCATGGGACATAACTTTAGGCTTCATCTTCTTAACCATCTTATTCAAAGGCGATCTTGCTGTAAACCGCTTTGAATAAGGATAAGGGTCAAAGCCAAACATAACTTGCATTAGAATGTAATCCCCCAGATAGTGCCCCACTGGCCCGCAATCATAAGATATGCACGGCCCCATGGAGATTTAGCCAATTGCAAATCCATAAGGGTCATATTCTGGATTTGCGCTGGGATAAACAGACCTTCTGATGTACCTTGGTCTGATGCTTGATTTACCATTCCATATGTGAATGAATTAAGCCCTAATTTATTCCGTAAATCAGACCAATACGTACTATCCGCTTCATCCTGTGCTATCATAACAAGATAAGCAGCACCAAGATTATACACAGCCAAAGCATAAATCGAAGGAGAAGTGGGCTGACTTGGAACAGTCGCTATTCCCCAATACGTTAGATTCAGCGCATAGTCATAAGCAATTTGCATCGTGGCATCAGTAGGCATAAACTCCGGTGGGACTGCCATCGTGTTTTCAACAAAGAACACAAACCCATCGTATGTCGGCGGGCCAGGAGGAAGAGCCGTTAAGCCTGTATCCAGTGGTCGTAAGGCTATTGTCATCGCCGTCCACGACGACCGTCGGTTTGACCGGTGTTAGAGAGTCGAGTGACTCGTACACCTTCTGCCACATGCTCACTATTGTCATCATGAGCATAACCACCACGCGGCTCTTCTTCAGTGAAGCTCATCTCCAGTTCTCGAAGAGGACCACCGATTTGTTCTTCAATCTGGTGATTAACTGCAAGTGCGGCTTCTTGCCGAAGTTTCTGTCCAAAGGCGTTTAACGCTTCTTCTTTCTTTTGCATACCACGTCGCAACTTCTCTATCGAAAATGGTTTACCAACAGAATAACAAAGCCCATCAAACGGACCTTTCATTCTATCAATATCGTCAATAGATGCAAGACCATAATGTGCATGTTGACTCACAATATAGTCAATCTCCATAGTGGACAAATCGGTCCGTTGTCCGTTCGGTGAGACTCGTATCTGCCCACCGATCGGTATCATTTGTACAATCACACCAGGACGCTCTTGTATACGATAAGCGAACTGCTGGATTTGCTTTGAGATATTCCCAATATAAAGCTCTGGCATAGTGTTCTCCCGGCACCAAGCTCTTACTGATACTGAGCAGTAACGATCGTAATAGCCTCCGGACGGACTCCCCATCCGCTTGTTGTACGGAGTTCAGCCAAAACGTCAATTGCTCCACCAGCCAATGGCACAGGGATTTCTCGTGGTGCCGCCATATCGCAAAGCTGAATGGTGCAAGCCGCCAAAGAAGGTGTCAGCTTGGCAAACTCGTTGGTATTAATCGGGCTTGCTGACGGTTGCTCGACTTCCGGCATAACGATAAGAATTGCGTCGTTGCCGCCAGCCCCCTTACCAATGAGAGTGTCGTCATAAGCCCAGACGATTTCATCATCGTTGGCTTCAAGCACGTCTTTGATCAAACCAGCCGTGGAAGCCGAACCAGCACCAGTCCGTTGATAGCTGGTCAACTGAACGATGTTTTGATATTCCATCGCACCGAGTGTACGCTGAGGACCAACGATCACAAACTTGCGACCAATACCGAGCTGATTTGTTCTGGTCTTGATCGCTTGAATTTGTGAGATAAGAAAAAATGCCATCTGACCGTTGTCATAAGTTACAACCGTCGTATTGCCACCACTGTCAGCCGGTAGGCTAATCGCGGTTGCACCACTCGTATTAAGTAGGCCCTCACCATTGGTGGGGTTAAAACCATACAGCAACCCATTCCGCATTAACTGGAACGTGGCTTGCCGCATTCCTAACCGGTAGGCTTCTACGATCGAAAGACCCCACCTTGACATCGCGGCGGTGTCGTGGTGATCATATTCAGCACGCACGCGCAACAGATATGTGGGAGCACTGATTTGCGAAAGTGCAAAATTAACTCCCGGCAACTGGTTATACGCTGATTGTCCTGCCGCCATGCGCGTCCGCACATCAATACGCTTGATGTAAGCAAACAGATCACCCTCACCGAGCCGAATAAGCGGTGCTCCTGATGCTAACGCCTCAAACGCTCCCGAAGCCTGAGAATATGGCATGAGCGTATCTGGCATCATATACGACGGATGTACCTGCGTGAAAGCGGGAGCTATCGAGGCCATGTGTTTATTCTCCTATGGCACGATGGCCATTCCTAGGTGGAGGTTGAGGCTTTCAGCTTACAGCAGGCACAGAGCAGCCGAGCCGCTGTAATTCCAAGAGATAAACCCAGTCCCAGCATTAAATACCGGAACCATGCAGTTGTTCGACTTGACCGACAAGATTCGCACATTAAGAGCGGTCGTAGCAAACGCAATAATTTTCTGGTTTGTAAAATCCCAGGAAATTTGTTGCGTGATCAGACCACCCTCAAGGGTGACTAGTGTAGGGTCTATCGCAAGTGCGATACGCGCCCCTGAGCCCAACCGATAGAAGTTAACTTGACCACCGGAACCGACAGCCGGTACTGGAGATTGCGGTGTATTGACGGCCGCGTAGTTTTGATCAAAAACGCTAAAGCCGGTGAGATTCGCATAAGCCGTTGCACGAGCAATGACCGATCCCAATGCGACATCAGGACGCGTCGGAGTAACCGGTGCTGTGGACCGCTCCGTCGGGATATTTTCCGAAATGGCGACTCCACCAAACATCGGCAACGTTTCAGTCGGTGCAAGGTAACCTCCAGACAACGCAAACCGAGCGGCTGGATCCGGCATCGCGGTACCAACAATGAATCCATCGGAGTCAGTGTTGAACATACCCGCCGCAGAAGTTTGGATATACGGATTAAAGGCGATACTGGCAACCATGTTCGCTCTCCTTCAGCGTCCTAACAATTAAACAGACGCTACGGTACGGAACGAGGCTACCCTACGTCCCTGACGACCCATTCGTTTGACGAACGATTCCTTACCAAAGAACTCGATCGTCTGCCCACCGGTTGAATTGTTCCGCTTGGTAACCGCCCGAAGCTCTCCAGGTTGGAGATCAACCGGGTTGGCTGCTGCTGAAACAGCATCAGCATAAACCTGATTCTCAGCGATACCGAAAGCTTCTTCCGGAAGTTGAGAGAACTTAATGTTCTTCCATGCCGGGGAATGCATCTTCAGCTTGTTGGCCAGACGCTTACGATAGGTGAAAAGTTCCTCACCGTCTAGCGGTCGTGGAGCACGTTGCCCGAAGCCATTAAACACCGCATCCGCTTTGGCTTGTGCTTCCGCAAAAGCATCATGCTCTTCGTCTGAACGGGGTCTAAGCATGGCCTCCAGTCGCTTAATCATAGCTGACTGTGCCGAAATTTGTGCCCGCAACGGAGCAATGGAGTCTGCTTTGGCCGAGTCATCCTTTTCTTCTTTTTCCTCTTCCTCGGCATCGCACCTGTCGTCATCGTCATCGTCGTCGCGCTTGGCATCTGCCTTAGCTGCATCTTTCTTGGCGTCCGACTTCTTATGTTTAATCTCTAATTCACCATCGTCGTCGCGCTTATCATCATCAGCTTTTTTGCTATCGGCCTTCTTACTATCAGCCTTTTTGTCTTTTTTCTTAACCGGGAAGGCATCGCCCTTGGTATCGTCCTTGGCGTCGTCGTCATCGTCATCCGCCAGGATTTTAGTCTTTACCGTGGCGTCGTCCTTGGTGTCATCGTTGTCGTCATCTGACTTGGCGTTGTCTGCACGGTCATCGTCATCAGGACGTGCATCGCCCTTGGTGATCGGGTTTTTATGCCCTTCACCGGTTTCCAAGGCATCCATTCGCTTGGTTAAGGTATTGAGAGTCGCTACTGCATCTGCCAGCAACTTGTCCGCGCTGACATTGGTCCCTGCTGGCATGGTCTTCTCCTGTTACAGCGGGTAGATTATCGGACCATAAGGTCACGTCTAGCAAGAAACTGGTCTATCCTATCGGCTAATTTGCCGACACTATCACTTAATTCTAAGATACCTGGAGGAATGGCTTGCATATTGTCGGTAGGCGGGTTATTTTCGCCGACAATCGGCAGCATGGGCGCGGGATATTCGCTGACATCTAGCTTCGCGGTCACGACTTGCTCTTGCTGTGCCCCGACAGCTTCAGAGTCAATTCTGATGCCACTAGCATCACCACCCTTATCCCACACACCCTTCTCACAAATGGCCAAATGGTCCACGAAACTGGGTCGCCCTTCTACCAGAAGTGTTTCACCATTGTCCAACTCGATGTTATAGTTCACACCGGGGTCTCGAAACACCACACTCGGTGATGTTGATAATTGATCACTTAACATCATCTGAATAACTGTTTTATCGTATATACGAGCAATACCCCAAACTTCATCGTTCTTAATATACGGTAAAGCCATTGTGCCCACAATCCGCTTGGCAAACTCTTCAGAATTCAATATCTGTGTATCAGGATGATCTAAGATAATAGGAATGCCATTGCACCGCTGTAAGAACTCTTGCGTCAAATAGATGTGATCGCGACGAAAGACCCACTCACTCAATTTTGGCCGATAAGAAAACCCGGTCCCACTAATCCGCATATCAATAAGGCACACATTCTCAATGTACTGAGGTGAAGTTAACTCATTGTCCCGGATAGCCTCAGCCAACTCTAACTCAGTCATACCCTTCATCTTACGTAGCGCGATAATGCACCCTGGGTGTAAACTTAAACTAGATACAGCATAATTAGGATCAACCCACACGAAAGCATCATGCTCATGATTAAAAGTAGGCGTGAACTCCGCATCTGCCTCATAAAGAAATGTGTGATAATCAACATCACCAGCAACACGTCTACATAGAAACTTACCGGCATGTCCTGCACGGTAACCCGTTTCCTCTAAACACTCTCGCACAGCGCATTGCTCAAGTGTCTCATGCTCCTTTTTCTGTCCACCAGGAAACGCCCAGCCTTCACCATCTATTCTACGAAGAAATAATACCCTGCCATTTGGTGCTCGGAATAGAATACCAGCACATAAAGTCATATGGTCTTTACTTGCTTAGGATGTCGATTACTTGGTTGCATATTATCTTTTGTACGTGGCTTCACCTCTACAGGTTGGCGGTGGCTCTGCCGTCGGCCAGCAAACGCATCTATACGCTTAGACAAAGCGTCACATTCAGCAACCAACTTGTTTAGGGCATCATCTCTCGACATCTGGTCTAGAAACCGTGCTGGAATTGCAGTTCCAAATCTACCCTTCCACGTCCGCTTGTAATCACTGCCGAATGCGCCATAGCTCCAACTCTTCGGATAACCGCGAGGGGATAACGTAATACGTTCTACACGGCTCACGTTTTATGTCCTATAGCACGACTCACACGTCCTATATTCTTAAGTAATGGGCTGCCCCGCCGATAATGCTGATTCTTGTGTAAATATTGATACGCGGCACTTAAATATTTCTGCGATTGACCGGGTTGTTCTTCGGCCCCGCGCAATTTTTCGCCAATGTGCATGATTCCTCGTTCAGACACATTAGGATTTTGTTTAAGATAACGTAAAGCCTGCGTGACTTTACTTCGGAATGGCATTAAGGTGCTCGAGAAGCTGAACAACGGTGGCGCCATCCGCGCGCGCCATCTTGACCTGTGGAATGTTGCGCTTGTTTTCAGCCTCTGGGTCCAAACCAGCCTCTCTTTGTTGACGATCCAATTCCGCATTTTCTCTCAATTGTTTTAATAGAGCTGGGAAGTCAAGTTCAAGTGGGCTAGAGTACAAAAGCTTGTTATTCGTTATGGCATCAGCGATCCACTGAATTAAGCGGGCTTTGTTGTCCGGATCGAAGCTATATTCCAAGATTTGATAGATGGAAATAGCCGCTTTCATCTTGGTATCGTCAACTTTTACCTGTTCTGAGTCAGGTTCGCGCAGATATGATGGCCAAATCGCTTGATAACTGTTAGCCCACTCGTAAAAAGCTTCTTTATACGTCGTTTCTTTGTATTTGGCCGGATACTTCCGCCGCATCATCTTGAAAAAGTCTTCAGACCATGCCCGGTGCATGACAATTCGGTCCAAAAACCGATAAACTGGGTCCATTGTCTCGCGTAACCGATCAATATAGCGGGCTACAGCCTTCGCGTCTTCGGAACCTTCACCAAAACCTTCAGCAAATGACTCTTGCGTCAACAATTTAACCGGCATATCGGTAGCGTTCGCGATATTTTCGAGGATATTCCGTCGTGCAAGGACATGAGGACCCTCCAAATTCTGCATATTTAACGATTCAATCTCTTCTTCAGGAGTAATATTGATCACATTACCAGTTTCAGCCTCCTTCACAATGGATCTTTTGAAGGAAGTAGCCCATGACATCACATTATCGACAAAATTGCCCGGTTGTTTAATCTTCGCAACCAGCACACCGACCTTAGTTTCGACCAAATCATCAGCGATAAGGCTCTTAATATACGACTTAAGAGGATAAAAAGCTCTTTGATAGCAACTACGACCAACGAAACCGAAAGCCGAAGTGCTATATCCAAGATAAATAGGCTTTTCATTCGTGATAGTTACCGACCTAGAAGGATGATAGGCAACACCGCTGACCGCTATCTGTTGATATTTCATAAAATCCATGGCATTTGGATTCTGATTAAGTACCAGACTCCCGGCCGTGTTCAAAGGATCAAAAACATTGAAGCTAATGTTGAGTTCTGGTAAATCCCAATAGTCAATTGCCTCATTACTTTTCATCCCATCTATAAGTATGGCAAGAGAAGCCACACCATATATCCGGCTAACAGTGAGAAGATTATGCACCAAAAAATCACCGCCAATGTTTTTCCATTCATCATTAAATGCGTCTACACAAACCTCTGATGGTCCATCAGGAACCTTAATTTCCCGCTTTTGGCTAATGGCTAGCGAAACCGGTCCTTCAACAATACGCGCTCCCAACGGATGATACAAGTATACCATCTTACAAGTTTCGTATGAAACTGTATCGCCAGGGACAATATCAGGGGATACCAGCAATTCCTGTAAGGCATTTCCCGGTATTGAATTAATGAGCGAGCCAGAAACTACGGTCATACCGTCACTGTAAACGTCGCATTTGGTGGGCAACTTGCCACATAGCAGCCTTTGGCAAAAGTTATCTGTCCAGGACTAACGGATTTCGGCCACGTTGGCGCAGTAAGACCCGGCGTTAGAGGTATATTGGGTCTAGGCTCATACAGACACTGGAAATTCGCTAGGCTCCCAGAGAAGAGAGTTCTAGGAATATCAGTCGCTGTCGGTGCCGCACCTAGATCAAGTAATGTAAGCGGTGTTTGGATGTCCACTGCCGCTGATGTCAACTGATTCATAGTAAACGCAGTAATCGCACCAGCACCGCTTAAAAGAACCGTGCCCACGCTTGCGGAGGTGACCGTATGAGGCGAAGCCATGCTCAGTATCCCTCATAGTTCCCTAGGCTGATGGCAATGCCATAAGCGAAACAATCCAGGAGATCGTCAGGTCGGTCTTCCACATCACCTACACGGAACCCCATTACTTGCCCTAACAGATGATTCTTAGCCACCTGCTTAAAGGTGACGATCCGGTCATAAGCGGGTTTGAGTAACTTGACCCGGTTTTGGAAAACATAACCGGAGACGTTGATGGCTCGTTCTGATTTGCCTAACTGGGTCAGCTTCGCCGGAAGTTCACTAACCGGGAGGCTCCGACGTCTCGCTTGTTGGATAAGGATGGTGCCGGAACCCTTATCTTCGACAAAGACGCCGCGAGAACCCATCCGTGCGTGACATTGCTTGGCGAATTCATCGAGGTTATTATAAACCACTGGCAACCATAATTCAAGCATTGAACCTTCAATCTGAAGGTAGTCATAGTCAATAATCTTGAGGTTATGCTCCTCACCCAAGCGCTCATACGCCCAGTAGATGACGCCGGTGCCGTCATTTTCTTTGCCAGTCTTAATGGCAGTGTCCATCGTTGCGAACACGTACAGGCACCGCTCAGGAAATAGCTCAGGAAGACCATGCGTTAACAACCGATCTAGTGAGAAAAATGCTTCGCCCGACCAATCTACAAACTCGGCTAGATACTCCTGTGCATACACCAGGGGATGGTTATCCTTTTCTAGGCGGGCTAATTCATCTGCCGGTAGATAAGGATTGCTGTGCGACGGAGCATGATACTCCGTAAAGCCATATTCTGGAAGATTACAGATGCGCCAGAACAAATTATCTTCGTTAATTCCATTGGTATTGGAAGCAACGATCGCGGCACCACGATAATCTAGAAGCGTAGGACGGATAGCCTTTTCCCAAATGCCGATCGCGTTCGCCTTCGTAAAGGCCGCCTCGTCTATTATCGCTAGATGATATTTACGAGAACGACCCGCCTTCTCATCCTCCAACGTCCAAAGCTCAATACGACCGCCCGCCGAGGTGTGCATAATCCCAAGATTGCGAGATGACGACGTGATAATGGAATCCAATGCTAGTTCATTCTCACCATAGGCTTCTGTCGCATACCGGTAGTTAGGAACAAACCAACCGACCTGACAGCCCTTAGCGGCGAAATCGCACGCCACGGTCTTGAGGAAATTGGTCTTGCCCCACCGGCGACCACAGCGCAAGGCCCGGAACCGAGCTGGCACTTGAAACGCGGCCACCTGCCCCGGATGAAATTGAGGCAAGCTTATGAGTTTAGCGGCAGGTTGATGAATAAGCGGGGCGTTCATGTTATTGCGAAGTTAAGAGACGCACTCGTTGCGGCACCATCTTTCACCAAAACCGTAAAGGTTCCAGCACCATAGACTGATGGTTGCACAGTCATGGTGATTGAAGTGTCAGAAACAAACGTGGTCGGACAATCAACACCACCAAAGTTGACGACGCTTGTCGCCGTAAAGTTGGTTCCCGTACAAGTCATTGTGAGGTCAGCGTCAGTCGCTAAAGCGGTATTTGGAGTCAACGAAGACAGCGTTGGAGCGGGTGGTGGAGGATCCGTGATCGCAAAGGGGAACGCCGCGCTAACATCAACACCATCGATCACAGTAACTTGAATCGTGGCTGCCGCCGCATAGTCAGCAGGTCGTAACGGAGCAGAGATCTCAGTAGCATCAGTGTAAGCGGTTGTCTGTGGCGCTCCATCAAAACAAACCTGCGAAGCCAAGGGTCTAAAATCTGATCCATAACAATCAATCACGATATCGGCTGATCCAGCAACCGCTGTGGTCGGGGCAATCGAACTGAGGATAGGCGGGGGGAAAGGGACGACCTCGTCGTCATACTCAAGCTCAAACTCGGCACCAACGGGACAACTATACACCATTAACTGCGCGAAGGGCAGATTACCATTCCTCAGAAGCTGGGTCCCAGGAGACACCGCCATCGTTGAGATATTAACGTTGAAGAGCTGATGAGGATGGACCGTGGCCCCCTCATACAACAGAAAATAGGCACCAGGAGGGTCTGGCGCCTTGGTAAAGGTTACACCATTGAGAACTCCAGCCGTTAGGACAGCCTGACCAATATCGGCTGATGTAACCGTCAACGTGCTCATGGAGAGTTACCGCTTTGATTTTGTATGCCCATGATGTTCTTTGGCTGGAGGCTCTTTAACCGGGGGTTGAGAGGTCGCGTCGGTTGGCTCATCCTTCGCAGGGAGTGCTTC